CAGAAAACTAGATGGTACACCATTAGCTGGTGCTCAAAACAGATATACGATTAAAGCTAACTACAATCAAAATATCTTCCAAGGTGATTTGGTAATACCTGTATCAACTGGAAATATTGAGAGACATGTTAAAAATACATCGGAAGCTGTTGTGGGCGTTTTCAACGGATGTTTTTTTACTGATCCAACTACTGGAAAGCCTACATTCAAAAACTTCTATCCGGCATCAACAAATGCAAGTGACATCACTGCGTTTGTAATTGATGATCCAGATGCGGTTTTTTTAATGAATGCAGATGCTGCTTTCACAAGAGCGGATCTATTTAAAAACTACTCGTTGGATTCCAACAATGGAAGTACAACAACTGGTATATCAGAAGCGATGCTAGACGTTGGAACATCAGGAACTGCTACTACTTTCGCAGTACAAGCGATTGACATTTCGCAGGATCCTGAAAATTCTGACACTTCTACATCAAACGCTAATATATTGGTTAGAATCAACAACCACTTCTACAGAAGTGGTACAGGCATAGCGTAATAAGGGAGAATAACTATGGCGATATCACGATCACAACTAGTTAAAGAACTAGAGCCAGGTTTGAATGCTTTATTCGGCCTG